AAGAAAGGTGAGACGCCTGCTGAATGGCGAAAAGACTTAATGAAAGTTTTGCATTATACGTTGATTCAATTGTATGTACACGACGAAGAACAAAAGAACAAGCCCAAAGTTTTGAATGATTATCTAAATAATCCAGCACCCTTTCATCATTCAATTGATGATGTCTCACCACAAGAGTGGGATGCAATAACCAAGGGTGGTGGACAAACAGTTTTAGATTTTAATCAAGGAAAGTAGTATGTATGAATATAGGTGCAAAATTAAAAAGGTGGTGGATGGCGATACAGTGGACGTTGATATTGATCTTGGTTTTGATGTTATTCTCAGTGACCAGCGCATTCGCTTGTATGGTATTGATACTCCTGAGTCCCGTACTCGTGATAAAACGGAAAAGCGATTTGGACTTGCGTCTAAAGAATATTTGAAATCAATGCTTGGTAAACACAGTACACTGAAAACACACAAAGATGCTAAAGGAAAGTTTGGGCGTATTCTCGGTGAGTTTCTTGTGTATGATGCCGAATCGGACCGTGAATGTTCTGTTAACAAACTAATGGTTGACAAACACCTCGCAGTAGAGTATTATGGCCAGTCAAAAGATGATATTGAAGGTGAACATCTGAAGAATCGTGAACTTCTTGAAACCAAATACTATGAACATATTACCGTAAAATGAAACCATTTGATTATTTAAACGCAATAAACACAACAAAAGAAAACCTTATGGAAGACTCCGCTAACGATGCGTTGGCGGAGAAATCCTATGAACCGTTTCTAACGAATAGAGGTTTGTCTTATTTTCCAGACTCTATCTTCTATGCGAACGAAATGAACCGTTATAACCTTCTCACAAAGAAGCCTCAATTCTTGTTTTTACTAAATAGTATCAGACCGCGAAAAAGATTCAGTAAGTGGTTTAAAGCATCCGAACAAGATGATGTTTTGTTCTTGTCCGAGGTTTTGGGATACAGTAAATCAAAAGCAAGAGAAGCTGTAAAAATCCTCACCAAAGAGCAGATTAATGATCTAAAAATAAAAACAGAAAAAGGCGGATAGACGCCGTGAGGAGTTATTACGATAATGGAAGTGAGTATAGATACATTACTGGAGGTCCGTCTTAAAACTGCTGACGATTTCCTTAAGGTTAGAGAAACACTGACTCGCATTGGGGTCGCATCTAGAAAAGAAAAAAAGTTATACCAATCTTGCCATATCCTACACAAGCGAGGCAAGTATTATATTGTGCATTTCAAAGAGTTGTTTGCACTAGATGGTAAGCCTACAAACTTTGACGATTCTGATCATGGTAGAAGAAACACAATTACTAAACTTCTCTCTGATTGGGGATTGATAGAAGTTGTAGATCCATCTAAGATTGAACAACCAACGTGCCCACTTTCTCAAATTAAAATCATTTCTTACAGTGAAAAGAATGAGTGGGAAAGAGTGACTAAGTATAGTATAGGATCTAAAAAACGAGTAGAATAATATGTATTTAAAATTGATTATGATTTTTGCAGTTGTGAGTGCTCTTGGTGGTGGATATATGTACCATCAAACAACAGTTGCGAAGTATGAGGCTACAGTGAGTAAACTTGAGGCAAACAACCGCACACTCAAAGAAAATCAAGTACAATTGGAGACTGCTGTCAAAACTGCACAGGAGTCTCTTCGCGCTGCCGAGGAAAACGCAAAAAAGTCCGAAGCGGCAATGTCTGCCTTGACTGCAAAAAACAATCAGTTGCAGAAAGAGAAAGACAACGCAATGAAGATTTTTAAGGACCATAATCTTACAAGACTTGCACGAGCAAAGCCAGGGATGATTGAGAAACGTGCTAACAACAAAACCGAAGAGGTTTTTAGGGCATTAGAAAATGATACGAAAGAACTTATGGATGCTGATGGTAATCCTGGCCCTGCAGGGGTGTCAGATGCTGAAGACGGTGGGACCAGTTAGTTATAAATCACCATGCGGAAGACAAGTCATGGTATGTGAACAGTGGGGAAGTAAAAAATTATGTACATGTGTAAACCGATCATCTATCTCTCGCTCGCTTTAACAGCGGGATGTTCTTGGATGCCCAGATTGGAATGGGGACCAGAACAAGAATTTATTCCACCAGAACCGCAGATTGTAACTGTAGTAGAAAAGATTCCGTTACGGATCTATCAACCACCACTGCCTGCTGAAATTGATCTACTCAATGTAAACTTCTTCGTCATCACCGAAGAGAACTACGAAGAGAAAAAGAAAGAAGTTGAGAAGATTCTTGACGGCAATTTCGTAGTGTTCGCTCTGACTCCCGATGGTTATGAGAAGATGGCAGAGAACTTCCAAGAGGTTCGCCGTTACGTGATGCAACAGAAAGAGTTGATTCTTTACTACCGAGAGGCAACCTCAGAGTCGGAAGGTACTACAGCCGAAGATTGGTTGGAGAACAATGAGTCAGACAGTCAAACTTCTAATTGATTTCATTGGTGAAGTTCTAAGTTTCGTCATTGATTTTGCTTATGCAAACCCAGACATAACTTGGCTTACAATTATTGCTGTCTGTGCTGGGTTAATTAAAATTGCGATTGAATTAATTGATTGACATTCCCCTTTCTTTGTGTTATGATACGCATCAACAATATACTATATTATGGATAAAATGTTAAACGAATCTCAAGCACAATATTGTGCAAACATTTTCAATGAGTACTTCAATCAATTTCATCGAATAGATGAATACATGTACCAACAAAAGTTGGAACAGATTTCTACTATTCCTAGGCCTCTGCCCGGAATGGGCAGACAAAATCGATTTTTTAATTCGTGGGATTTACATCCTAATGAAATGGATATTGATGTATTAGAAATACCCAACGAAGATTGGGATACTATGTTGAATATGGTGTCAAGTCATTCTAACATGGTATCAATTCCAGGCAAAGCTTTGAAACTTGTTGTGGTGGAAAAAACCACCAATAAAGTTTTGGGGTTCATTCGGTTTGGTAGTCCTGTTATTAATTGTCGTCCAAGAAATATACTACTCGGGAATGTGCCCGAACTTTCTACATTCAATAAAACATCTATAATGGGATTTGTTATTGTACCCGTTCAACCTTTCGGTTACAATTATCTTGGTGGTAAGTTGTTGGCCGCAATTTGTTGTTCACACTATGTACGGGAAAAACTCAACAAAAAGTATAATATGAATCTTGTTATGTTTGAAACAACAAGTTTATACGGTAATTCAAAATCATCCAGTCAGTATGATGGTATGAAACCGTTTCTTAGAAATAAAGGTTTGACCGATTCTGATTTTATTCCCCTAATACATGGAGATCAATATAAGTCACTACTAAAATATGTTGAGGATGCTATCGGTCATGAAGTTGTTCCTAAAGACGCATCAAGTAAAAAACTTAAAGCAACTAATGCGATCATTGCACTAATAAAAAAATCATTGTCTGGCGATGACTTAGCTAAGTTTAAGAAAACCATTTCTGATGCTAAACAGTTGACTGAACAAAAACGATACTATGTTAGTAACTATGGTATCAGAAATTATGTTGATATTGTCAACGGTAAAACCGACAAGATTATTCCAGAAGATAACTTTGATCGTTATCATTTGGAGTCTGTTATTGATTGGTGGAAGAAGAAAGCCTCCAATCGATATGAAACCCTGAAGTCAGACGGTAGATTGAAGAAAGATCTAGAAGTTTGGACAGGTGAAATAAATTTCGATATTATTCGTTAATTTTAAAAAAAGTGTTATAAATACACACGACTACGCGGAATGGTCCGGTAGTTAGACAACAATCTCGCTTTAAGAAAAGGAGACCGTTATGGTTAATACTAGAAGTAAAATGTTTTCATTCCCACACTCTCGCTTTATTGGTTTCGACCACGTATGGGATGAAGTAGAAAAGTTAACTGCCATTGGCGCAAACGAAAAGGGTTTTCCTAGACACAATATTGTAAAATATAGTGAAACGGAATACGCCATTGAACTTGCACTAGGTGGTTACGAACGAGCTGATCTTGACATCGAAGCAAAACCTGGCGTCTTGATCATTCGTGGTAATCCCAAAGAGGAAGAAGGTAAGACGTATCTTCACAAGGGTATCACTACGAAAAAGTTCGTTGAAACATTTAGACTCGCTGACCATGTTGTCGTTGATGGAGCTGGATTCGTCAACGGTTTACTAGTCATTCAATTGAGAGTTGAACTGCCCGAAGAACAGCGTCCGAGAAAAATAGAAATCAAAATCTAATCTCATAAGGACGTTAAAATGAAAAAAGAAATCTTGACCGCATGTAGCGGTGTTATTTTCGCTGCCGCCTTGGCAGCACCCCAAGCACAAGCAGACGGTAAGTCATATGTTGCAAAAGCAAATGACGAAGGTGAGTTTTGTGCTAAAGTAGAAGTACGTGGACCTGCTGGTCTGCCTACCCGTAAAACCAAGTGTCGTACTATTGCGGAGTGGGAAGCTGCTGGTTATGACGTATCAACTACTCCAGTAATAGAGTTTGAAGGTGTATCACATGTTGATTAAAGTTCGTAATTATGCCCTTGCTGTTTTAGTTGTTGGTGCATGTATATTGGGTCTTGCTGGTCCGATCATGTATCCTGAACTAATGGTTGAGGCGCAGATGAATCAAGCATACTTGCCTTTGATCTGACAAAAAAGGTTTCGGTGGCGTTCCTTCCAAAAACGCCACACCATTTAGGAGATATATTATGGCAAATGTAAAACTACTTCACATGTTAAATGGTGAAGATATTCTTGGAAATGTTATTGAGAAAGTTGAATCAAACTCCGAATTCTACAGTTTAGAAAATCCTTGTTTGATTGGTCTTACGACCAACGAAGATGGAAAACCAAATTTAAGTCTACAACCCCTAGTATTCTTTTCTCGACAGAAAGTTGTAGACATTAATCGTTCACACGTTGTCTATATGGTCGAGGTTGACAATCAGATAGAAATGCAGTATAATCAGATGTTTGGTAATATTATAACTCCAGACTCAAAGATTATGCTATGACGAGATTCTATACACACTTTACAAGACGCGGCAACAACATTCTAGAAATCGGATACTCTAACGGCAAAAAGTATGCTCGTAAGGTTCCGTATTGTCCCACATACTATCTGCCTTCCGACACACCAACAGGGTGGAAGACGCTTGACGGATCTCACGTTCGACCAAAAGAAATGGACGGTATGCGTGGGGCTAAAGACTTTGTTGACAAGTATGAAGACTTAGAAAACTTTGAATACTTTGGGACAAATAACCACGCATATTCATATATCAACGAAGAGTATCCTAATGGCGTTGACTATGATAAGAACTTACTTCGTATCGCAAACATTGACATTGAGGTTGGTTCTGAAAATGGTTTCCCCGAACCATCACTAGCCAACGAACCGATTACTGCCATCACGTTTAAGATGAACAACCGATATTATGTGTTTGGTTGTGGTGAGTACAACAACACTCGCAAAGACGTTGACTACATCAAGTGTTATGACGAGAAGGAATTGATTCTAAACTTTCTTGATGTGTGGGAAAAGAAAGAACCCGACATAATCACTGGTTGGAACGTGCAGTTCTTTGATGTTCCATATCTCTATAATCGCATATCAAAAGTATTGAGTGAGAAGTCTGCGGTTCGTCTGTCGCCTTGGCGGTTTGTTGGTGAACGTACCACAACAATCTTTAACAAACTTCACGTTGCGTTTGATATCGTTGGTGTATCAATTCTTGATTACCTTGAACTCTACAAAAAGTTTACCTACTCAAACCAAGAAAGTTATAGACTTGATCACATTGCGTTTGTGGAATTGGGTGAACGCAAATTAGACTACAGTGAATTTGAGAACTTGCACCAACTTTACAAACACGACTTTCAAACATTCATTGACTACAACATCAAAGACGTTGACTTGGTTGATCGCATTGACAACAAGATGAAACTCATTGACATGGTTCTCGCCTTGGCTTATGATGCAAAGGTTAATCTGACTGACGTGTTTACTCAGGTTAAGATGTGGGATGTGCTTACTCACAATTACTTATACAAGATGAACATTGCGGTACCGCCCAAGAAAAAGAATTCAAAGTCCGAGAAGTATGAGGGTGCGTATGTTAAGGAACCAATTCCAGGCAAGTACGATTGGGTTTGTTCGTTTGACTTGAACTCACTCTATCCGCATTTGATTATGCAGTACAACGTATCGCCCGACACATTTGTACAAGGTGAGTTTACTTCAACGTCCGTTAATGAACTGTTGAGTGGTTCGTATCGTTCCGACTCGCCTCATTGTATGGCTGCCAATGGTCACTACTTCAGAAAAGACATTCGTGGATTTCTTCCTCAGATGATGGACACGATGTATACTGATCGATCCAAGTATAAGAAGTTGATGATTGAATGGCAAAAGAAGAAAGAACTTGCAACTACAAAATCCGAAAAGACAGAATGCGACAACGAGATATCAAAGTATAACAATCTACAGTTGGCAAAAAAGACTCAACTTAACTCTGCCTATGGTGCGATTGGAAACGAATGGTTTAGATTC